TATGAGCCATACCTACTCGAAAAAAGACGATAACCCTTCTAAAAGAACTTCATTTTTAACTTTAGTTTTTGGATTTGTTACCTTTATCGTATGTGATAGTTTAGGCATAGTATCGAAAAACTTTTCAACTTCTTTAAATTGTTTAGAACTTAATTGTTCCAAAAATTCAGTCATTTCCTTTTTTGTACAGTCAGAAGCATTCCAAGATTCTTCTTCATTATATACTTGGTCAATACATGAGATAATTAAATCAAAAGACTGGTCTACAGTAATATCCTCATCAGAATCAAAATTGGTTTTTACAAATTCTGATAATGAAGGATATCTCATTCTCATTACTAAATTATCATCTAATTTGATATCTTTGTTATGATCAGGATCTCTTTTTACTTGTATTTCATCCAAAGGAATAATTACGGAAACCTCTGTTTCATTATCATCAGGGCATGTGACGATTACCTCTACATTTTCACCTACTGACTTACCTCTTATGTTTAAAAAGAGATATTCAATATCAAAAGTAGATAATTTATCGACTTTGATGCCTCTAGTTAATATACAGTTATTAATTACAGATTTAATAGCATTCGTTATCTGTTTTTGATCTTCAGACTCCATAGCTATGATCAAAATTTTCTCTTCCTTGACTAAAAATGGTCGATATCTTATTTTTCGATCAGAAGAAGGAAGAACCAACTCATATGTTGGTGTTGCGATTTTTGGTAATGGCATAATGTTTATAGCACTTCAGTATTTTTATTTATAGCACTTTTTTTAAATCCTGACAGACCAAAAATTTTGGGGGAAATTTTTTCCCCGATTTTTGGAATTAAAAGTTGATTTTCGTTTATCGTCGAACAAAATTCTCGAACAAGTTTTGAGTCAAAGAAAGACTTGTCTCCTTTCCTGCTATGTATCTTTCATAACTGAACGTAACACTAGCTCGTAGTATGTCAGAACTACCATACTGCACACTAGTAGAAGAAAAATTAATCGGAAATAATCCAAAGAAAGTATACTCAATTTCTGATCGATAATCAATATTGAATTTTATTATTTTTGTTTTATCACACTTGTAACCTGACGAACCTCTTGGATATCTCATTCGATAGAAGTATCCTAGATCTGATTTACGAACGGATGAACTTTCTGATCCACTCGCAATATAATCTACCCAATGTTCAAAAAATTTAATTGTTTTATAATCTTTATCAACATAAAATTCTAAAGTTAACTCAGAAAATATTCTTGAGTGTGCAAATTTTTCCTGAACTCCTGTAAAGTTACCAAATATATCAGTTGTTGCTAATTGACTGCCTGGTATCGATGCCTGACTACATAAAAGTCCTGCATTCTCTGTGATAAATCTTTTATTCACTCCTTTTTTACCAAGAAAAGAAAAAAGATCTGGTGACAAACCATCAAAAAAGACCTGATAATGAGATGTCTGTGCTACATTTGTCAGTATTGGTTTTATATCAGCTATTTTTTTAGGACGAACCATCTAAATACTTTATATTTTGTCTTACTATCTATTTAGATGTCATATAAAGGTAGATATAGACCATCGAATCCAAAGAAGTATAGAGGTGACTCGTCGAATATAATTTATCGATCACTTTGGGAAAGAAAATTCATGGTTTATTGTGATAATCATAGTAAAATACTAGAATGGGGAAGTGAAGAGATTGCACTGCCTTATCGATCACCAATTGACAATAAGATACATCGGTACTACCCAGACTTTTATATCAAAGTAAGAGAGACAAACGGTAAGATTAAAAGATATATCATTGAAATAAAACCAAAAAAACAAACGGTGGAACCGAAAGTCAAAAAAAGAAAAACCAAAGGATATATTTACGAAGTTTATGAATATGCACGTAATCAAGCAAAGTGGAAGGCAGCACAGGAATTTTGTAAAGATCGTATGTGGGAGTTCAAAGTATTGACGGAAGACGAATTAGGAATTAAAAAATGAATAGTTATCCTACCGACGATAAAGAGAATAGAGTAAGGTCAGTTGTAAATGGTCTGATTGGAACGGAAGAACCTGATGATATTATGATAGAGTTGATGGATAATTTAACCAGCACCTCTACATCATCTCCAAGTGTTGGAAAATATTATGTATTTGTTTACAGTGCCAAAACTCCTAACATTCAATACGATTCAAATCCATTAGTTGCAGTAACTGATGTATTTGAATGGGGATTCCGTGGTATCAATCTACACATGGGTCAATATCGTAATTATACATACAATGAACTGGTTGGACAACTGTATGAAGTCAACTCATATGAGTTGTCTGATGTAAGAGAACTGCCATTTGGAAAAATGCAGCTAAATAGTTAAAAAAAGATATAAATGCCGAACTTTTTTGTAGATAGTAACAAACAGAAAGCAGCTAACGAAGCCTTGGCTAGAGGTGAGAAGGATTATATGCAAACAGGATTGAAGGCGCCTGCATCTAATACAAAAAAACCATCAAGAGATAGAAAGTTTGGAAGTTTTAGATATCCAATGGCAAGATTGGAAAGAGAAAGTGATTATCTTGAAATAAAAGTTGTTGAATATCAAGCACCTGGTTTTGATAGAAGTTCAAGTGGACAAAATCTTAGATTACAAACAAGTTCAGAATCACTTAAAAAAAATATTGAAAATCCATTAGGGACTATATTTTTACCAGTTCCAGAGGCAGTCACTGATTCAAACGGAGTGACATGGGGTGACAATAGTTTAAATGGACTGGAAGCTGCTGGTCTTGGAATTTTTGGTGATATGATAAAGGCAGACACAGTAAAAGGTGCCTTGTCAGGAGGAGGAGAACGTGGAGGTGAGGCAATAAAACAATTAACTGGTGACAAAGGATCAGTATCTGCAATTAATGCAATCTTTGCATCTGCAGCAGTCAACGCACTCGGTGGTACTACAGATCCAACCACTATTCTTGCAAGACAAAGTGGGTCAATTTTAAATCCCAACATGGAACTACTATTTGGTGGAGTACAATTGAGAAGTTTTAGTTTTGAATTTGATCTTTCACCCAGAGATGAGAGGGAGAGTATTGAAATTAAAAAAATTATTCGTGCATTTAAAGTAAGTATGAATGCAAAAAATGGTTCATTAGATGAAAACAGTTCAGGACTCTTCATTAAATCACCTGACGTGTTTAAACTAACATACAAAACTGGAAGTAAGAATCATCAGTTTTTACATAAATTTAAACCAATGGCATTGTTAAATATGGCAGTCAACTATACTGGTGCAGGAACATATGCAACATATGATAATACTTCACCCATACATTTGAAAATGAGTTTGACATTCCAAGAATTGAATCCAATTTACTCTGAGGATTATGATACAGAAGAAGGTAAGGAGGGCACAGGATTCTAATGGGATACTTTAGAGAACTACCAGACTTACAATATCAATCACCATACTCTACTCGTATATCAAGTACCAGTTACGTGACTGCAAAGAATATATTTCGTAGAATGAAATTACGTGATGACTTACAAAATGTATTCACCATTTTTAATAAGTTTACAATAAGTGATGGAGATAGACCAGACACAGTTGCTAGAAATTTTTATGGAAAGTCAAATCTTGATTGGGTAGTTCTTATATCTGCAGGTATTACAAATGTTCGTGATGAGTGGCCACTATCAAGTAAAGAGTTATATGATTTTGCGGTATCAAAATATGGAATCACTGAACTGAATAGTGTTAAACACTATGTAACTACAGAAGTCAAAAATAATCGTGGTGTAATTATTTTACCTGCAGGAAAAGTGGTAGATGAAGAATTTAAAATACCAAAACCAGACATTGTAAACCAAGACACAGCATTAATAAACCCAGTAAGAGGGGTCACATACTATGAATATGAGTCTCAGTTAAATGAAAATAAAAGAAATATATCAATTCTTCGACCAGAATATTTACAACAATTTATAAATGACATAAGAAATGAGATGACCTACAAGAAGTCATCTCAATATGTAAACGATAAATTAATTCAAACAGAAAATACTAGAATAACAATTTAATTATTCTTCTGCTAATTTTTGAAAGTATGAGAGTGCATCGTCATCATCCTCGTTTACAGATGATGGTGTTGTAGATACAGCAGCAGTAACTAACTCTTCGGCAGCACCACGATCAGTATCCTCCTCTTCAATGGAAGTGCTTGGTCTTTTACTACCAAGAACATACTCTAAACGTTTCTTTAGATCATCATATGATTTAAATTGATCAGCATCTACAAACTCTTTCAAAGAATTTTCTTTCTTCCAAACAGATTCTAGAGCATCATCATCATCAAGTAAAGGAGTGACAGCAGTAAATTCAGAACTATCATAGTTTCTATACCCTGCTACGTTTTTTGCCTTTAACTTAAAGTTGGCACCTTGCCAGAAATCAAATGGATCGATTGCTTCCTCATCTTCAAACTCAGGTTGCATTGCTGCAGTAAGTTTGTCAAAAATTTTCTTTCCATACTTGTATAGAAATACTTTACCTTCGTTCTCAGGATTAGCAGGATCTTTTACAACATAAATGTTACTAATGTAAGTTAACTTACGTTTTTGCTTACGAGCAGCATCTTTTCCTGCATCAGTTCCATTATTCCATAATTGAGAATTGTATTCTGATACTGGATCTTTTTGTCCAAGTGTGGTAAGAGAGTTCTCTATGTACCATCCACCAGGACCTTGGAATGCATGACTATAAAGTTTTATAAATGGAAGATCTTCTCCATTTGGTGCAGGTAAAAATCGAATAACAGCATACCCGTTACCTGATTTATCTACTTCTAATTTCCATAAACGGTCATCTCCTGATGCACCGTTGGTGTTTAATTTTTCAACTTCTTTAACTAATTTTGCGGTTAAAGAACCTAATTTTGATTGCTTCTTAAGATTAGCAAATGACATTTGGATACCTCGGATTAAATTGGATTTCGTTGGATGTTTAGATTATAATGGATAAATTAATAATTGTCAATATTGTCTTTAAGTTGTGAAATAGTTTTTTTCATTCCATCAAAGAGCAAATTCATATCAGTTCCTGTAGGAAAACCCATTAAAGGAATTGATTGATGTAAATGTTTTCTTAATTTGATTGCATCTGGATCATCAGACAATGACAATCTGGCATACATTACCTTCTGTTTGTCTAATAAATCTGTGAGCAACTCAATTTGTTCCACTCGTTCAGCACGATTCATGGTATGAAATTGCATTACATTACCATATAGTTCTTTTTGAAGTTGATTGATTTCATCAAGTTCTTCTTGAATAATCTCTGAATCAAAAAATTTACTCATTTACAATCTCTCTTAGAATTTTTTTATACTGAAACACATTAATATTTAGGAAAGGAACATACTTTTTCATTTTCATACTGACGGTTTCCCACACTGGATCTTTTAATTTACGATTAAATTTTTTCCCAAAAGAAAAGATTTTTTCGAAGATCACTAAGGTTTCTAAACTTATTTCTCCTCCCAGATATTTTTTGAGTATCGGTGGATGACCTCTCGAACAATTGAATACTTCTTCTAATTCTTTTTCCGATAGTAATTTTTTTGATTGTTCTTTGAATAAGTAAGTCAAACTCTGTTGTCGTCTCATCCAATCTGCGTACGTTCTTTCTCCAGAATTT